CGTCAGAATACAGACGAGTTCCCGTATTACTTTGATTCAGACCTAGCGGAGCGGATGATTAAATTCGCAGAACTGCTAAACATCGCAGAAGGTTCAAAACGTAAGCCGTTGAAGTGCCAAGGATTCCAAGCGTTTATATTTGGCTCATGGCATGGTTGGAGGAACAAATACGGGCATAGACGCTTTAGAACTAGTTACGTGCAAGTTGGTAGGCAGAATGGAAAGAGTATCGGGAACGCAGTTCCATGCTTGTTCTATGGCAACTTTGATGAGTACCAATATCCGCAGATTTATACGACAGCAACAAAAGAGCTGCAAGCCAGGATTGTGCTTAAGGAGTGTATCAAGTTTATTGATGCTGATGCTGATTTGGCAGGTACAGAGTACGAGAAAGGCTTGTTCACGGTCAAGGAGTATAAGGCACTCATTGAGTGCAATCAAACAAACGGAGAGATACGAGCATTAGGGCGGGATACCAAGTCGATAGACGGTTTCCGTCCTTATTTTGCGTCCGTTGATGAGTATCATCTGCACAAAGATGACCAGATGTACAAGCTATTGTCTGATGGTACAGTCGAGATGGACGAGTCGCTTGTAAGCGTAATCACTACAGCAGGCTTTGATTTGAACAGCCCATGTTTCGAGCTGTATGAGTACTGCAAGCAGATTACCACTGGAGTTGTGGAAGATGAAACACAGTTCGTATTCATCTGTGAGTTAGACAAAGACGATGACATATGGGAAGAAAGAAACTGGCAGAAAGCCAATCCATTGTGGAGTGAAAAGAGGTTAAGGAATTTAAGAGCATCAGCGATCAAGGCGAAAGCTATGGGCGGTAAAGAGATGCGAAACTTCATGACCAAAGCGCTCAACATATGGGTGCAGTTCTCTGACAATCAGTATTTGAACTATGAAGCTTGGAAGAATTGTGAGAGCGATAAGACACTTGAAGATTTCAAAGGTTCAGAATGTTTCATCGGATTAGACCTTTCATCGGGTGGAGACTTAACGAGTTTAGCAGTTGTAATTCCTTTCCTACAGGAAGAAAACAAAAAGTATTTTATACACAGTCATTCGTTCATTCCGAGTCGACGAGTAGCGGAGCATATCAAAAGCGATTTAGCTCCTTATGACATTTGGATTATGAGTAAGCTACTCACAGTTACAGAAACACTTGGAGGAGTTAAAACAGATTACAAGTATATAACTGCTTACATACAGCAGTTGATACAGGAATATGAACTTGAAGTGATTGCAATTTGTTACGATCCGCATAACTCATCGGGATTCCTCGGAGATCTAGAATCTTTAGGGATTGATTGCATTGAGATCACACAGTCAGCTAGAAGCTTGAATGACGCAACGGTTGATTTGCAGCTGGAAGTGTTAGCTGGGAATGTGGAGTACAACAAAGACAACAAGCTGTTAACATGGTCGGCGATCAATGCGAAAACAGTTTCCAATAGTTTCGGAGAGATCAAGATCGATAAGGACAGTACAAAACGAATGAGAAGAATTGACCCGATCGATTCTGTGATTGACGCATGGAAGTTAGCGATGGGACATTCAGCAGATGAGGCATCGGTAGAAAATTACTTAGAACTTATGGGGTGGTGATGAATGAGTTTAACGAAAAGAGTTGAGAAGATGAACGAGCGGATTGAGAACATGAACAGTGAATCCGAATTCGTTGATCTGAATAGTAACGAGCTTAAAGAGTGGCTCGGGTTGATGGGAAAGATGAGTACTGATGTGACGGGGGATGTAATCTATTTCATCTGTTTACGCATGATCAGTGAGTCCATCGGGAAACTTCCGTTCCATTTGCGTAGAAGTACGAGAAGAGGAAAGCGAAGGATTCACAATCATCCAGTGTTGAATCTGTTACGCACAAGACCGAATCCATACATAACGCCATCTGTATTTTGGAGCACAGTCGAAGCTAATAGACTACATCATGGCAATGCCTATGTATTCATCAACAGAGACCCAAGAGGAAACATTAAGGACTTATGGATCATGGCAAGCGAGAGCGTGAAAATCATCATTGATGATGTAGGGATTTTCAAGTCTGACGATAAGATGTGGTATGAGTTTACAGACCCAAAGACAGGGAAGAAACACTTATATCATCACAGCCAAGTAATGCATTTCAAAACATCATACAGTTTTGATGGAATCCTGGGGATTAGTGTGCGGGATAAGTTGGGCGATATGCTCAAGGGTAACAAGGCAAGCCAAGACTTGATGGGGCAGATGTACGAAAAGGGATTAACTGCTAGAGCGGTGTTACAGTACACAGGCGACCTTGACGCTAAAGCCCAAAAGAGACTAACGAAGGGGATTGAACGGTTCGCTACAGGAAAAGAAAACGCAGGGCGTATCATTCCTATTCCTTTAGGGATGCAGTTGACACCATTGGACATCAAACTAACGGATGCACAATTCCTAGAGCTTAGAAAGTTATCAGCCTTACAAGTTGCTGCAGCGTTCGGTGTGAAGCCTACACAGATTAATGATTATGAGAAATCGAGTTACGATAGTGCGGAGATGCAGAACATCGCATTCTTGACGGATACACTTTTATACATCGTTAAGCAGTACGAAGAAGAAATAGGATTCAAGATGCTAAGCGATGATGAGTTAGCACAAGGGTTCGCATTTAGGATGAACATTGATGTCGTACTGCGAACAGACCAAAAGACACAGGCAGAAGTATTACAAGCTTATGTTAACAACAGTATCAAGAAACCTAACGAAGCAAGGGATGATTTAGGACTTGAAGCTGATGATAATGGCGATAGGCTTATCGCAAATGGTAACTACATACCGCTTGACATGGTTGGTAAACAATATGAGAAGTGATGTAAGTATCGAAGAAAGGAGGGGAGACGTTGCATAAATTTTGGAACTTTACAAACGTAGCAGATTCTAATGTTGTTGAACTTAGAATCGAGGGCGACATCGTGGATGATGGATCAGCATGGTTTTATGATTGGTTGGATATTCCTCATACGAATCCGAACAAGTTTCGGGATCAACTCAAAGAGCATGAAGGGAAAGAACTCCATGTGATCATTGATACTTATGGGGGTTCAGTATTCGCAGGTGCATCTATTTACGCAGATCTAAAAGCTCGTAAAGGAAAGACGGTAGGAATTGTACATGCCAAGTGTATGAGTATTGGCACGGTCATCTTGATGGGATGCGATGAGATCAAGTTAAGTCCAACGGCTATCTTGATGATTCATGATCCTATGGCTGGATTACATGGGAGCATTGAAGAATTCGAAAAGATGTTAGAAGTGCTGAACAAGATCAAGGAGAGTATTATCAATGCTTACGTTTCGAAGACGAATCAAGATCGTGAAACACTTGCGAACATGATGCGCAATGAAACGTGGATGACAGCTCATGAGGCAGTAGAGGAAGGTTTTGCGGATGGGGTTATTGAAGATGACCAAGGTATCACTAATGGTTTTAGCTATAATCGAGTTGCTATTACTAATAGCATTAATCTATCTATTGACCAGGTGAAGAAGTACATTGACCTTAAGAACGAGCAAGCACAGGAAGAAGCGAAAGCTAAGAGACTTAGAGAACTAGAATTAGGCTTATATGCTTAGTTCTTTTTTATTATTCAAAAGAAAAGGAGTTCATACATGAACAAGAAGATGTTAACACTATTGGGAACTATTGAGAACAAGCGTAACGAGATGAAAGATCTACTCAACAAGAAAGATCTCGACGGAGCAGAAGCATTAAAGGTTGAGCTGGAAAATCTCAATCGTGAGCTGTCTTTAGAAAAATCTCTGTATGAGAGTGATCTAGAAAACGCAAAAAACAACGGCGTAACAGTTGAACCAGAGAACAAGAAGAATCCAGTGGGTGAATTCTTGAATGCAGTTCGTGGGCGTGAGTTTGATAACACTATGGTACAGGGTAATAACGCAGCTGGTGGTTATACCGTCCCTGAAGACATCAAAACGCAAATCAATCAATTCTTGCAGTCACAAGATTCTCTAACTCCACTTGTAAGAGTTTCACAAGTAACTACGAAGTCTGGTGCTCGAACATTCCAAAGACGTGCGTTCAGTAGTGGTTTAGTAGCGGTTGATGAACTAGACAACATTGCATCACAGTCCACACCTCAATTCCAACGCATCGAATACACAATCAAGAAGTACGCAGGACGTTACATTGCTTCAAACGAGTTGCTCGAAGATACAGATGCAAACATCAGACAAACGATGATTGATTGGATTGGAAACGCATCACGCGTAACACGTAACAGAAAGATTCTTGAAGTGGCTCGCTTAGGAATGTCAGCGACAATCAACAATCTTGATAATTTGAAAAGTGTTATTAATACAACGTTAGACCCAGCGTTTAGAGGGACAGCAAAAGTCATCACAAACGTATTTGGATTCCATTGGTTAGATACCTTAAAGGATGAAAACGGAAGATATCTGTTACAAGATTCTATCGTGTTTAATTCCCGCAAGCAATTATTCGGAATGGAAGTTGTAGTATTATCACAAAGCGATCTTCCTAACGATTCACAGTTCGCACGAGTTCCAATCATCATCGGAGACTTGAAAGAGGGCATCGAGTTGTTCGATAGAAACGCCTTAGCAATTCGTTCATCTGATGTAGCAGGGAATGCATGGGGGAGCGATTCAACAGAATGGCGCGCAATCGAAAGATTGGATGTTGTACTACGTGATCATGAAGCATTTGTATTTGCTGGAATTCCATACGGTGTAGCATTTGCTGGTTTAGGCGCAAGTGTTCCTGTAGAATTTACAGCAGAAGCTCCAATGGAAGGAGTATCGGCAGCAGTAGAAGCAGTAACCGCTACTGCAGAAGTAAAAGAAGAAGCAAAAGGAACAGCCAAGAAAGCAGGTAAGTAATCATGTTTAGGCTGGATATAGCGGAGGTCAAGGCGTGGTTACGCCTTGACCTTGATCTCGAAGATGAAGAACTGAATATTGTCAGGCTACTAATGAGTTCAGCAGAATCCTACCTACTCACTGCTACAGGAAAAGAGAAGTTCGGGGATAAGACACCTATAGCTAAGTTAGTGTGTCAGTACCTAATCACAC